CCAACACGATTGGTCATCAGTTCAGCTTCTTTTAGTTCATTGAAGTTGTTGTCTTTTTTGAAGTCATACCAAACGTCTTCTTTAAACTCTTTCCATTCTTCTTCTGTGCAAATCTTTTTAAGGACAAGTTGAACACGAAGAAGATCATCAAAGAGTGTAGCAAACTTATTACGGAGACGCTGAATGAACTTGTTGAACTTGAGTTCGTCTCTGGTAATTTCTGTTGAACGACCGAGTGAGAAACCTTGACCTTGTTCGAGTCTTGAAGTAGGAACACCAAGAGCCTTGTAGAGTTTCTTCTCGAAATACTTAACGTCTTCCAATTCACCAAGATTCATACCACCAGGAAGAGTTGTAATTTCTGTACCTTTTGAACCTTCGCGGCGAGGCAACCAGAAATCTTCAAGCATAGAAAGATGCTTACGGTCATCTTTGATTTCACCTGTCGAGCTATCATAGACCAGCTTATTACGATACTTGGTCATGATATCTTTGAGATACTGTTCAGCCTTGATTGTTGGCATATTACCAACGTCAACATAGAATACTCTACGCTCAGGTGCGCGAGACAGGCGGTAAATAACTGTAGCATCTTCAACCATACGAAGCTGGTTGAGAGGCTTGATGGCCTTGTGTAGATATGAGAGAACCATTGCTCTCTTAGCATCCATAAGACCTGAGTTGATGTTAACGATGGCATCAACAGCAATCTTAGCACCAAGGTTTGAGTGTGCGCCTACGACACCACGCTCATTGTATAGAAAGTATTCATTCTGCTTACGAATGATTTCCATACCAGTCTTTGGATCTTTTGTCTTTTGAATTTCACGGATTTTGCGGATACGACGAGGATCGACGTAGCGTAGTTCTTGTATGCCTAGAGCGGGTCTCTTATCATCGATGATGACATGATAGAACAATCTGCCGTCGATGTACCAGCGACGGAACAGGTCATGACCCATATTACCGAAGTTTAAGAGCTTGAGAATATACTCAAACTCATCTCTAATCTTCTTCTTGATTTGGTCAGGTTGTTTGAGATCATCCGTATTGATTTCAACGCCTTTACCATTGTCATCGTTAACAATGGCTTCATTGACGATATCATCAATGGCGCTTTCAAGTTCAGGCTGCATCGACATTTCACGATAACGAGTGATAAGTTCAATCTCGTTACGGACCACACCATCAAGATCAACATATGTACCATAATATGAACCAGACTGAATGGTGACTGCACCATCGTCGTTCTGTGGTATAGCAAATGTCTTACTTTGTTCGTCTTGTTCAGCCTGTTTAGCTTTACGATTGATTTCAAAACCAAATAATTGGACCATAAAAAAACTACTCCGAAAAAAGTAGTAGGGGGAGAAATCCCCCCACTATCTTATATGTATTAGAAGTTTCTGAAGCTACGCTCAGTTGTATTGCTTTCCCACCACTGATAGGCGAAGGTTACAGCATACTCTTCGATAGCATCATTAGCACCCCAGTCGAGTTCAATTGGTGAAACGTCGATTGGGAACATACCTACGAAGTTGTATTCCTTAATGATCTCACCGCTTTTACCATACTGTGTGACGAGACCATCTTGCTGATAACCAAGAGCGTTTCTGAATGAAGCGCCTCTGGTGTTTGTAACGTGAGAGTTCAGACCATGCATCCACTTTTCGAAGGCATCACGAAGTTTGAAGTCTTCGTCGTTGATGATGGTTACTGTCCACTCTGGGAAAGTTCTATTACCTGAGAACTTCAGTTCGCGACCAAAGTAGTTTACAGGAATCTGGTTGACTGTTGAACCAGGAAGTTGTGCGGCGCGGGCCATGAAAGTAAACTTTTCAGTCAGGCCTACGTTATCTTGAATTGCACCAGGAGACGCGGCGCCTCCTGATGATGCTAGTACAGGAAATGTCAGTGTACATTCAAACAGATTAGGGCGGGCACCGTCACCTGTTAGCTGTGATCTAAATTGGTTGACATTAAAAGCCATTTTCGATTACTCCTTTATCTGTATTTATCTTAGAAACGGCCAACGATTTCTTCGAAGGCTACGCCAGTACGGACAGCCACAAAGTTCAGTTGGATGTAGTTGATGCTTCTTGCTGGTTTAATATAGATGTCACCAACAAATTCGTTTCTGTCAATAACTTCAGGAGTGTTGTTTGTGCTATCACATACAACCTTGAAATCGAAGATACCACGACGACCTTGAACATCGCGTAGGTATGGGTTTACAAGGGCAATAAACTGTGCGCGAGTAAATTCATCATTGAACTCGAACAGAGAATACTTGGATGCTCTTGCGATTGCCTTTTCAAGAACGATGAACAAGCGACGAACGTTGATACGATCAAAAGCTGAAGGCTTAGAAAGCATTGTCTTATCGCCGTATAGAACTGTTCCTTCACCTTGGAAAGTAACAACAGAGTTAACGCCAATCTTATAGAGATCATCTCTGTTAGACTTTGTTGGGTTCCATGAAAGCTTTGTTACGTTCTTGATCTGACCACGGTTGAAACCAGCTGGTGAGAACCATGCGTCACGCTGAGTATCTGTACGAACACAGAGACCGGCAATATCACCGTTCATAGGTACCCAACGATATACGTTATTGTACTTGTCGAACTGATACTTCCAACCTGAGTCAAAGAAAGCATAAGAAGATGAGTTATATGAGTTTCTTGTGCTTGTGATATTTGTTACTTCAGAACCGCTCTGATTTACAACGTCTGTCTTGAGAGGTGAGATGAATACAACACAATCTTTACGAACTTCTGCGATGTTATCAACAACATACTTAGAAACAACGTTTGAGTGAGCACCTGTCATCAGCAATGAAATATCAACTTCATCGGCATTTTTGAACTTATCGTATGATACTTGAACGTTTGCTGTTGCAGGAGATGAATCAACACCACCTGTCAGTGACAGAACTTGTACAGTACCACCATCACCAGCACCGAATACGGTACCAGAAGCAGTTACACCTGCATTTGCGTTAGCGGAATGTGCGATTGCATAAACATACTTTGACTGATCAGCGAGTACATTTACATAGTAGTTTGAAGAACCATCTTCAACTACGGCATCTGAGGCCTTAGAAATATATCCGAAACGTTCAAGAACTGTATTGGCAGTACCTGAAATGAAACCATCTTCGTCAACAACGGTGATGTGCATTTCATCACCTGAACCGCCTACACCAGCAACATATGTTGATGTGTTTGGAGCGCCATTATAGTTCGAAGCATATGGATATGATGAGAAGCCGCCTGTGTTGGCGCAAACAGATACCTTCAAGCTGTTGCCGATAGAACCTGGATACTTAGCGGCAAAAACATAACTGCCCGCATTTGAGCTGAGGCTTGAGTAAGTAGCTTCGTATGAGTCTCTGTTCTTAATCAAAATACCTGTGTTGGCGGCATTCTTTGCGGCAGCACCAACAGAACGTACAAGCTTAAGACTATCAGCATAGGCCAAGAAGTTGGCTGCCGTGAAAAATGATTCGTAGGTATTAGCATCTGGTGAACCGAATACGTTTATAAGATCGATTTCATTTGAAATGGATCTAACTTCATCGACAGGTCCCCAGTTGAAGATACCAACGAAGCCACCCGTTGTGGTTCCAACCTGTGGAACGATTGTTGTTAGGTCAATCTCAGATACATTTACACCTGGTGACAATTGGAATGCCATCGTATTTCTCCTTTATGAAAAGATTACTTTTCCTCTGGTTTATTTATAGGAATCAAGATTTATAGTCTATGCTTGTTCGTTAGAGTATCCCAGTCCAGGTTATCGAATGTATATAACTTCTCTCGGTCAGCCACCCATACATCACCGTCGATGACTTCACCTTGGTTATCTATACCATTATCTATTATACCAAAAGGTACTAGGTCTTGATCCATAATTTGCAGTTGTTCTTCTTGTAGAGTTCTGCGGATGTCTGTGTTAACGGATTCTTTGAAATACTTTTGAGCCGTCAACCAGCCAAAGTTCACAAGCGTCATAACAAGGTCGTCATTATTTCCTTCTTCAGCCGCAAAGCTCTGCTTATGAGCCGAGAAGGTCGTTAGCTCCAT